GCGGCACAGACTCCCGCGCGGAAAAACAGGTTTAAAGCCGTGGCGAAAAAAGAAACGGCGCGAGTGCCGACGCTGAACGAACTGAAACGGATGTACTCGCCGCCCGCGACAAGCGGACGCCCTAGCGCTGATGTACGCGCGGCGATGGATGCGGCATTTGAAGCTGACGTTCTGCCGATGATCCAGAGCGGCTATTCGATTCTCGGCGCGGCCGCTATGCCGCGATTTATCGGTTATCCCGTACTGGCGGGCTTGACACAGAACGGCCTTATCCGCGCCGGTATTGAGATGATCGCGGACGAAATGACGCGCAAGTGGATTGATATACAGACGACCGGCCAGTCACTGGAGGGCGGCGAGCAGAATCCCGTTATTGCCGATCTGAAGACCGATATGGAGCGCTTTAAAATCCGCACGCTTTTTCACGATGCGTCGCGCCTTGTCAGTCAATACGGCGGCTGTCTCGCATACGTTGACACGGGCGACGACGATCCCGCAACGCTCATGACGCCGCTGTATCTGGACGCGGGGACATTTAAACCGGGCAGTCTGAACGGCATCCGCCTGATTGAGCCGTTCAACATCTCGCCCGGTTTTTATAATGCGAATAATCCGTTGGCTGCTGACTATTTCAAGCCGCGCTCGTGGTTTATCCTTGGGCGCGAAGTTCACGCCAGCCGCTTCTTGTATTTCTCGTCAGCACTGCCGCCGACGATGCTTTTACCCGCTTATAACTTCTTCGGCGTCCCGCTTGCGCAGACAGTGCTCGATGTCGTGCAACACTTCACCGAGTGCCGCGAAGCCGAGGCGCGGCTGATTAAAAAATTCTCGTTGACCGTGTTTAAAACCGACATGTCCGACCTGATGAACGGCATGGAAGACACGAACATCCGCGCCCGCGCGAAGTATTTTGTGCAGAATCAGGATAACGACGGCATGATGATGATCGACACGTCGGAGGATATTCTCAAGGTCGAGACGCCGCTTGCGGGTGTGACGGACATTGTTCGCCAGTCGATGGAGATGGTAGCCGCGTATTTCGGCGAGCCGACGGTCAAGCTGTGGGGCATTTCCCCCGGCGGTTTTAACTCGACCGGCGAGGCTGATCTGAGAAATCACTATGACCACGTCGCGGCCACTCAAGAGAAAATGTTCCGCGAGCCGCTCAACGCCGTCTTGCGCCTGTTGCAGTACAATCGGCGCGGCGAAGTGGACGACAGTATAACGGCATCCTTTATCCCGATCGGAGATCAGGACGCCGGACAGATCGCGAGCGTCAACAAACAGAAGGCCGACACGGCGAGTGTCTATCTGCAAAACGGCGTCCTTGCGCCTGAAGAAGTTCGGCAAATGCTGGCCGATGACGAACAGAGCGGCTACACGACGATTGACGTGGAGGACGTCCCCGAAGACGACACGGGCGACGGCGGTATGATGGACATGGGCGGCATGATGGGCGAAATGCCCGCAGAAGCGCCCGAGAGCGTGCCAGAATCGCCCGAAGTTGAACAGGGCGAGCAAGTTATCGCCGAAAGCGAAACAAGCGCGAAATAACGCGATTTTGACCGATTTATGAAAGGAGCGCGGACTCGATGGCACAAGACGAAAAAAAACAGGCGCGTCGAGTCCGTCGCGTCCGTCATTCGAAAAGCATTGCCCCGCTTCGCCCGTCCGCAGGGCTTGAAGCGTGGTACAGAAAAAAGCTCAAACAAGAGATCAAGAAAATGTCTGACAGCGTGGAATACTGGCTCCGCGCTGTGTACCGCTCGCGCGAGTCGGAGATCATCGCCGAAGACGCTTCGCCCGCGTGGAATATTTGGGAAGATTTGAAAAAGACTATGCGGCGTTGGCAGAAGTATTTCGACGAACTCGGCGAACGTCTCGCGAGGCGCTTTGTCGGCAGACTGAGCAAGGCCGAAAAGGCGCGATTCGAGCAGGCGCTGAAAGATGCGGGCTGGACGGTGAAGTTCCGCACGCCGCGCGGCGTGAATAACATTATGCAGAGCGCGATTATCGAAAACGTCAATTTGATAAAGTCAATTCCGCGCCACTACTTGACCGAGGTGCAGAGCATCATGAATATCGGCATCCAGAACGGCAAAGACCTGGACTACATCACGCGCGAATTGCACAAGCGCTACAAGATCACCGACCGCCGCGCGAATATGATCGCGCGAGACCAGAATAACAAGATCACGGCCGCGCTTGACCGCGAGCACGCGAATCACTTGGGCATTACCGATGCGGTTTGGGTGTACACATACGGCAGTAAAGAGCCGCGTCATACTCACGTCGAGATGGACGGCATGCGGTTTAAACTGTCGGAAGGGCTGTATGATCCCAATCCGAAGGTAGCGCGGAAGATACAGCCCGCCGAGTTGGTAAACTGCCGCTGTATGTACAGAATGTTGCTTCCTGAAATTGACTATTCCGGCGACTTCGACGAAAACGGCAAATGGGCCGACCGCCGCCAGTCGCCTGACCATCCGAATTTTGAGGGGTGAGAAGATGAGCTTGAAAACAGTAATATTCGACGCCGCCCCGTCGCAGCGCCGCGTGGATGAAAACGGCTTTATGCATGTGGATTCTTGCCACGTCACGAAAGAGCAAGTCGTGAAGTATTACGGACGCGAAATTCCCGGCTGGCGCGAACTTGGGCTTGACCCTGAGCGGCTTTACAACGTCTATCGCCCCGGCGACGAGATCGAGAAAGCGGCGGCGACGTTTGACGGCTTGCCGCTTCAGTTGCAGCACCATATCGACAGCGCTGACGAGCCGCAGACAGAATTCCGCGTCGGCTCCATCTCGCGCCCCGTCTGGCGTGCGCCCTATCTTGACTGTGATCTGCACATCACCAACGGCGCGGCTATCAGCGCCGTCGAGCACGGCGATTTTAAAGAGATCAGCGCGGCGTATCTGTATGAGCCTGTTATTGAAAGCGGCGAGTTTGACGGCACGCCTTACGAAATCGTGATGCGGAATCTGCGCGGCAATCATGTCGCGCTCGTTCCCAAAGGACGCGCGGGCGCTGACGTAGTAGTTGCCGATGAAGCGCCGGACGTGCCGCCCTTGCGTAGTTTCGCCGCGTGGATGCGGAAAAATCCGCTCAGTCTGAAAGACGCGCCGTCGCCGGAATGGGAAGCGACGCGCAACGCGCTGGATAACAATTAAATACTGTTTGTGTAAAGAAGCGACTCCAGAAATGGAGCCGCTTTTTTTATGCATAGATGGCACAAATCAAGCCGCCATGCGGCGGCGCTGAATTTCCTGTTAAGGAGAGATGCACACATGAGCAAGAAAAGAGTACCTCAGTTTGTCCGCTGGCGCTACGCCATGGACGCGACGCCCGAGATTAAGGGCGTTGAGGCAAGCCCCGCCGCGCTGACGGATGCAAAAGCCGTTATCGACGCGCAGGAGGCCGGAGTTGCGCCGCGTAATATCGGCGTTGACCTTGACAAGGACGCGAGCATTGATGAGATCGTTCTCAAGTTCTTCCCCGGCGCAAGCCCCGAAGACACGGAGACGATTCGCAGTCTGCTGATGAAGTACAAGACCGCGCCCGCGACGATGGAAGTTGAAGACGGCGACGACGAACCGCTGACCGCTGCCGCGCCCGAAGCCGTTCCCGCTGCTGCTGGCGCTGTGAAGGACGGCGATACGCCCGATGAACAGCGTGCTTTTGCCGAGGGCGTCAAATACGGCGAAGAGGTCGAGAAGAAAGAGCCTGAACACCTTGACCGCCTGCATGAAAGCATCGGCGAGAAAAAGGCGCTGGGCGAAGTCACTGACGCTGACGGCGAGACGTACACGAAAGAAGAAGTCGATGCCAAGATCGCCGCGCTGATGAAAGAGATGGAAGCCAAGATCGAGGCCGCGAAAGTCAAGGCCACCGACGAGGCGAAGGAGCACTATGAAGGACTGAGCAAGGCCGCGCAGGATTGCGCCCCGCTTGTCAAGATCGCTGACCCGATGGCGTACAAGTCGAGCTCCGAGATTTACAGAAAAGCGCTGAAACTGCGCGGCGTGGCCGCTGATTCTATGCCTGATTCGGCGCTTCCCGCGATGGTCGATTTCGTTAAGCGTAATGCTGGCGCGTCTGTGTCTGCGCGTCCTGTCGTTGCCGCTGACGCCGCCCCCGCGATGGACGCTGACTTCGACGTTATCAAGGCGCTTGAAAAGCGCATCAAAGTTTATTAGGAGGTGTCTACTATGGCCTTTGCAAATCGCGTAGAAATTTATCCCGCGCCCGCTGTGCAGGGCGACCGCGTGAACACTCAGCCGACGCTTTACACGGCTCATAACTTTGTCAATAAAACCGCGGTGACGTGCGGCTGCTTCGCGTTCCGCGACGCGACCAACCCTGAAACGCAGTGCAGCAACACGGCCGCGAGCGGCCAGCCGCTTGGCATCGTGGAGCGCACTCATGAAAATGTCGCTATGACCATTGGCGAGGATCAGCTGACGATCCCCGCCGCCGGTGTCGTTTCGATCGTGCAGCGCGGCCAGATGTGGGTGACGGCTGACACTGCCGTGACTGTCGGCATGAAGGCTTTCGCTGTTCTGGCTGACGGCTCCGTGAAGTTCGCCGCCGCCGGTGCTACTGTGACGGGCGCTGTTGAAACGACTTGGGCCGCGTTTTCGAGCGCCGCGCAGGGCGAGCTTGTTATCGTTGATAACACCATGCAGGCCGTCGCGGCTCTTGCCTAGTGAAGGAGAGTGATACTCATGATCAATACTGTTGAACGTCTCAAGGCGCTGGGCATCAATGCCCCCGCCGATTTCCGCGGCTTTATCACCAAGGACAATCGTGCGCAGATCGCGCAGGACGCCGCGCTTGTTACGACTGCGAACGCGCTGACGCCCGCATATCTGGGCGCGTACATCGACCGCGAGGCCGTCGAGATTCTGACCGCGCCCCGCAATGCCCGCGCTGTTTTCGGCGAAGTGAAGAAGGGCGATTGGGAAACGCCGTTTGCTCAGTTCCATTCCGTT